TAAATGAAAGTTTTCAAATACTTCTAGTATTGCAAGTTTTTGTGCTTCTTCTTTTTCTGTTCTTGTTTCTATCTTTCTCATATCTTCAATGCTCATTGTGTGTGGGTAGTTTTTAAACAGTGGATTCAGATACTCCCCAAAGTGTGACCACTGGGTCCAAGGACTAAAAATAGCATCTTCGCTTTCGTCTTTTAATATCTCAAGTGTCTTATTGATATCCTTAAAAAGATTCTTGTATACAAATATCTTTGGATAAAGTTCAATATGCTCTAAGAGTTTTTCTGTCATGGCTTTCTGTCTCCTGTGTGCTCTGTTATCTCCCAGAAGAATGGACATGTGTATCTAATACCACTCTTAATCTCTGTTACTCCGTGAACATAATTCATATCCCCTGGGAAAAAATACGCTGCTCCCTTTTTAGGTTTAAACTGTACACCCTGTAGTGGGAAGTATAACTCTCCACCTTCATAGTCCTCATTTAAATAAAATAGGCTTGAAAGATCATAGTTTGGAAAATCATTTGGAAGTCCAGCATCTGGGCCTTCGTGCAGTTCCTTGTCTGCGTGAGGGTTCTGAAACTGGCCTGGAAGCCATCTAACGATAGTTGTACCAGTAGGGGTAACCTTTACCTTATAGAACTCTTCAACGATTGGCTTAAGCCTTTGAAACAGGCCTGCAATTACTGGAGCGATTGTTGGATCATTTTTATCTAAAGTTGGGCTAGTGGCTACTCGATCTTTCCAGTACTCAGAGTCATATACGACTGTTCCGTTTTCGTTAACGTGGCTTTGAGTTACATCCCAGATTGTCAAAGACTTTGCAGCCTTCTCTAAAAACTCTATTTCTTCTTGAGTCATAAAATTTTCTAACTCAACAATCATCTCTTTACCATTACCAAACCAGCCAGATGGCGTTAGTGACGGTTTTCTAATTACAACAGAAGCATCCATTTTGTCCATAATTGAATTATATCATAGGGTTTTGCCCTACAATGTCCTCTCTATCTCTAGTTGTTTTAAGAATCTTTCTGCGTTGAATCTCCAATTATCTTTTGCAAAAGAAGTAACAATCTTAATACAGACATCTTCATAGTCTTTTTTGTCTAACTTATCCTTCAAATAATGCAATGCTTCTACTGTATCAATATAGTTTTGCCTTACAAATGATGGATCTCCTGCGTGGTTTCTTTTTAAAACCTTTGTGTTTATTTGTCCAGATGGCTCATACATAGAGACTGTTAGGTAGTTTTTTGCAAACCCAGCATCTTGATACATTTCATAACCTTCTAAGGCCTGCTCTAGATTATCAAAAGATATGATAGATCTTACAGGAGACTCTCCATCTCTTGAAACAGTTATCATATAATGACCAACCTTGCCTTCTTTAGAACTTTTGATGTAGTCATTAACTATATCAGAGTGTGTTGGATTTAATTCATTCATGGTCTGCCCTGAGTTGTTTGATCTTCTACACTAAGTTTTAAAGTCTTTACTTCGTGAGACCCTAGAGACTCTTGCTTTTCGTTAACAGCATTTCTATACCAGTCAGTCCATTCTCCAGTAGAGTTTACAACTTGGGCTGCTTCACCATATGAGATGTTTGCTTCTACTCTTTTTCTGTCCTCATCTTTATAGTCAACCATTTTTATAACTGTGTTGTTTAGTTGTGTCAAAGATATTGGAATAATTGTTGCAACTGGAGTTCCTGCTTTAATGACTATTCTTTTATTTGCTGTCTTTGCCTTAAGTGCTAAAGGGAAAGGGTTGTCATAGAAAGATGTACTAATTAGTGAAGACATTGTCTCAAACTCATCACTAAAATAGTTGACTGGATTAATAGCAATTATACTAACGTCCTGATCTGTTCTAAATATTAAACCCGTATCCATGCTAATAGATGATTGTCCTCTCCCAGAATATGCTCTTTCTGGACTTAAGATTTTAACGTGGTCAGGTGTTTGATCATTTATTCCATCCCACTCAAACTCAATATCTTCTGTGCAAGATAGACTATATCCAACAACGTTTGCCTGAGTTACTGGGAAACATCTATAAGCGTGGTTTTCAGAAGTGTCATCCATCCAGTCTCTTTTAATAGACATTGGAGATATCTCAAAAAGACATCCTGGAGTTTTTTCAACTGAAATATTAAACACTAGTCTTTGTCCGCAACATACATTTCTGGAGTGTGAAACTTCTTATTGTAGTCAAGCATTGTAACAATAGAATATTTTGTACCTGAGTGTACTGGCATTGCACGATGAGGATACATAAAGGTTGAAGGGAATATAAAGAGATCTCCAGCCTCTGGCTTAACAGTCAAATTCTGAAGTCTAAAGTTTAGTTCTCCACCATCGTAATCATCATTTACATAAGCAACAAGAGACACTGTGCAGTTGTAGGAGAAGCCATGGTCGTGGTGCTCTTGGAAGTGCTGGCCTGGTCCATACTTAATAAAGTTAAACGCTTCCCAGTACTTTAGTTCATGAATGTTGTGGATCTTGCAATAATCTTCAACTGCAGGAGCCTGTGCATCATAGACATCTTGCCAAAGTTCCTGAAGTTTAAGGCTTGTTGGACTTTTATCATATTCGATGTCTGTTTTCTTAAACTTAAAATCATTGCAATCTCTATAGTCTGGCATTAGTTGCTTGTATCCAACATATGCTGGTAGCCAAGCATATCCTGTAGTATCTCCCACAGGCTTTAAGTTAGACTCTAGTCTATTAATAACATCAATTTCTTTTTTGATTACGCCCTTGTAGCAAAAGATTCCATTGCCAAGGTCTTGTCTATCTGTCCATGTTTGCATAATATATCCCTTATCTATATTCTCTTCTTGACCAAACTTTATTTTTATATACCCCGCCATCAGGCTGACGATAAAAATTTGCGTTATCTACCATTTTACCATATATAGAAGACTGATCTAAAATCTCTATTTCATGCTCCCAATTTTCTCTTTTAAACGGAAGTACCTGAATATAAGGTGTTCCAGCAGGAAGCGTTCCTTCCCAGCCTTCTGTAATAAAAAATGGGAAACTTCCAAGAAGGTGAACCTTGTCAGAATCTACGACTCCAGTTGTGTTCATAAAGGGAAGGTCAAACCTGTTCATTGGTGTCATAAACAATGCACTATATCCTTCTGGCAACTCTAGACCCCAGGGAGAACTCCAAGCAAAGTGGTACTGATAGTATCCTTTAGGATGCTCAAACTGTGGCATTGGTGGTCTTTGAGTACAAAAGTCTTTATACTTAGGGTCATCTATTGTTACATTAATTATTCCCTGAGAATTTTTGGCAAATTTTAGATCACACGGCGTTTTAAATACATAACCAGTTGCAAACGCATCCATAATTGCAGGACACGCCTTCCATGTAGGTATCTTTCCATAGTCGTCTGTTGTTCCTTCTTTGGGAAATGGACAAACTTCTTTTGGTGCTTTATAGTATTCTCCGTTTGGCATTTTAGCAAATCTGTCTGCATCTTTATACCAATCTGGCATTTCTTTTTGTGTTGGTACTGGAACGTGTTTGCTATCTTTGTTTATCCAGGGCCTGAATGATCTAAATATTGCTAATTTAGACTTTTCACTATTCATTAGTGACTCAGTTCATTGATGTCTGTCATAATGACAACACAGTATTTTGTACCAGACTCCATAGGAAGTGATGCATGTTCATAAATATAGTTTGATGGAAAGACTGCTATGTCTCCAACTCTTGGTTTATAGACTAAGTTGTCAAGTCTTGGAAACTTTAAGTCCCCACCTTCATAGTCGTCATTTATATAAATAACAGCAGAAACAGTACAGTTATAAGCAGGGCCATGATCAGCGTGAATATTAAAATGAGTTCCAGCACCCTCATACTTTACAAAATTAAAGGCTTCATAATATACAACGTTTATTCCCCAATACTTTGCATAGTCATCTATGCAGTACTTAAGTTTTTGATAAATCTCTTCATGCAAATCTATAAGTTCAGAGTTTGTTTTATCTCTTGGCCCCAAGTTTTCTTGCTTGTATTTAAAGTCTACAGCATCTCTAGCCTTTTTAATCGGTGTTGTAGAGTTCGTTACTTGTGCTTCTGACCACTTATATTTGCCACCTCTTGAAAGGTTTGACTCAAGCGTATTGATGTATCTGTTTGCGTCATCTAAAGAAAATGTATCATGGTATACATGTAACCCTAAACCTAGGTTTTCAACACTTACAGTGTTGTCTAATTTTCTTGCAGGAACCCTGTTTGATGCAGTCTCTGATCTATCTTTTGTAAACCAATGATTTGAATTTTCGTCATATATTTCCATAGACTTTCCTTTTCTCTAGTACAACTATTATACCACTATGATAAAACAAAAATATATAGACCCTAAAGTCTATATATCTTGTTAATATAAATATTGTTTATTCTGGTACAACAAGTGTTAGTTCAGTACCGTCCCAATTAAAAGTTTTTCCAACTTTTACCCTTGGTCCAGTTTCAGTCTTAATGAGTATTGTTTCTCCAGCAAAGGCTGCTGCAAACATGTCAGAGTTTGGACTACCAATTGGGACTGTAATAAAAAGTACGGCTTTGTTGTCACACAAAAATGCATATCTTTTATTTACTGTAAAAAAATCTTCTGGCATTTCTGGTGATGATAGTGGTGGAGTTATTCCCCCAGAAAAAGAATCGCCATCGAATACAGAATTTTTAAATACTGTTGGTCCATAGTTGGTTATGTCCATTCCGATAATTGGAAGATTGCTCGCAAAAGCATCTTCTAGTACATTTTTAGAAATTGTACCCTCGTCAAGAGTTATATCGGAAATAGCATCCCAAGTGTTATTGCTATTTTTTGTTAATACAACATACATAGTTTTTCTCCTTTATTATAGTATAGCATAGTAATTAGTAGGCACAAGAACCACAACATGATGGGCAACTGCAAGACCAGCATGCCTTGTAGCAATTAGTACATCCTCCTGTTGGTGGTGCTGGTGGGAAATATGGGAAGAACGGGAAGAATGGTGGGAAGAATGGGAAGTAAGGTGGGAAGAATGGGAAGTAAGGGAAGTAAGGTGGGAAGAATGGGAAGTAAGGTGGGAAGAATGGGAAGTAAGGGAAGTAAGGTGGGAAGAATGGGAAGTAAGGTGGGAAGAATGGGAAGTAAGGTGGGAAGAATGGTGGGAAGAACGGGAAGAATGGTGGGAAAAACGGGAAGAATGGTGGGAAGAATGGGAAGAACGGTGGGAAGAATGGTGGGAAAAATGGCGGGAAGAATGGGAAGAACGGGAAGAACGGAGCAATAGTAGTTACGCTAGTAGAAGCAGGAGATGTTGCAGATGTTCCGTTAGCATTTATTGCTCTGACGGTATAAGTCTGTGCTGTATTTGCTTCTTGGCCAACTGATACAGATGTTGCTGCTGTTGAGTTAGTCTTTCCATCTGATGCTGCCCAAACATAAGAAGTAATTGCACTTCCTCCATTTGCTGGGGCTGTCCAAGTTACTGAGTCAGCATCTACTCCTGCTGTTGCTGTTGGGGCAGATGGTGTTGCTGGTACTGTTGTTACAGTCACTGCAGCAGAGGCAGAAGACGCTGCTGAAGTTCCTGCAGCATTAGTTGCTGTTACTGTAAATGTTGGGGTTGCTGAAGAAGCAATTCCAGTTACAGTAATAGGAGAAGATGCTCCAGTCGCTGTTTGTCCTGTGCTTGCTGTTACTGTAAAAGAGGTAGCAGCAGGTGAAAGTGCAGGTAAAGAAAACGCTACAGAGACTGCTCCATTATTAAATGGACGATCTGTTCCAATGTTTGTTCCAGTAACACCTGTTGGTGCTAATGGCTCCAAAAAGTCATTTGACGCTTGGGACTTCTTACCTATCTTTTTACCTGCTGCCATTTGTATCTCCTAATTTCTTATTGAATTTTGTATTACGCTGTCAAGTCGCCGTAGACAACCCAAGTATTTGCTGCTCTCTTAAAGAGAGTACAAGATGACCAAGTTGTACGAAGTTTCAAGCCAGGTGTTGCATTAACTGTTACTCCTGCACCTGCTGCAATTGTAACCTGTCCTGCTCCAGTTTGAAGAATATCAATTGAAGTTCCAATTGGATAGTCAACTGCTGATGCTGGTGGAATTGTAAGAGTTAGTGCTGAGGCTGAACCCATTTCAATTAGATCGTCTCTTTCAGTTAGTGATGAAAGTGTGTATGATGCTGTCTTTTGTGAAATTGGGGTTAAAGAATCTACCTTTAATCCAAGGCTAGTTGTTACTGATGAAGCAAAGTTTGCGTCATCTCCAAGTGCTGCAGCAAGTTCATCAAGTGTGTTAAGGGCTGCTGGGGCACCTGCTAGAAGAGCGTTTACCTGTGATGTAGCATCTGAAATTGCTTCTGACTTGGCTGTGGCGATTGCTGAAGCCTGTGCTGTAGATACTGGCTTTGATGCATCTGCTGTATTATCAACATTTTCAAGTCCTAGTGAAGTTTTTGTTATTGCGTTAACTTCTGACTTGAGTGCTAGAAGCGATGTATCTGCAATACCATGAACAGATGTAGTATCTGAGTTGTGTGTACCAATCTCAGTTCCTACGTGTGTTGTTGTTGCTACTGTTGAGTCAATATCGTATTGGGATGTTGTTCCGTTCCAGTCAAGACCTACACCAGCAAGTGCTGACTGATCTACTGCTGCTGTTCCAATTGCTGTATCAACATAATCTTGTGTTGCTAGAAGTGCAGTATTTGCAATACCGTGAACCTCTAGTGTAAGAGCAGCATGTGTTGACACTGCTGTGTCTGCATAAGTCTTTGTAGCAAGGTCTGCTGTGTTTTCAATACCGTGAATTGAGGTAGTATCTGAAGCATGGGTTGAAAGATCTGTAGCATACACTAAGTTTGCTGTATTTGATATTCCGTGAACTTCTGTGGTATCTGAAGAGTGTCCTGTCACTGCATTGCCAATAGCCGTTGTTACGTTTGCGGTTGTTGCAAGTGCTGCTGTATCAGCAATACCATGAACGTCCGTTGTGTCAGTATTATGAGTTGTAATTGCTGTTGTTGCAAAACCTTCTGCTGCTGTTTGTGCAGTAGAGACATTTGTTAGAGTTGCAAGTAGTGCTGTGTTAGCAATTCCGTGAACTCCTGTTGTAACATTGTGTAAATCAATATTGTCTGCAATACTGTCTGCAATATTTGCAAAGAAATTTGGATCATCATTTAGTGCTGCTGCTAATTCATTAAGGGTATTTAGGGTCTCTGGAGCAGCATCAACAATGGCTGCTAGTTCTGCTGCATTAGCAAAATATGTCAGGGCAGACCAGGCTGAAGAGCCGTTACCCATCTTAAACTTACTTGTGTCGGTTTCAAATCCGATCTCACCTGCTGCTAGAATTGGGTTCGCAGCCGTCCATTGCGCTGCAGTTCCTCTGCGCTGTTGCATTCTTGTTGCCATATTTTTATTTCTCCTTAATGGGGGCTGCCCATTTACTTATCTTATTATAACCCCTGTTTTTAGTTGAAGTTATCTACTACACTACCGCCATCGAATACTACAGTCCAAGTTGTTGAACTTGGGCCTCCAGCATCCAAACCTACACCCAATGGGCTATTGAATGATCCACCTTCATAGAACTGGGATACTATAAAACCAGTTCCATCAATTGCGGTATCGTGAATGTGCTGTGGAAGATTATTTGTATCGTCAATAGTTGCCTGGGTATACCAGTTACCACTGTAATAAAAATTAACTCTATTTGTTAGAGTGTCTAGCCACTG